TTCGTCAATAGCGTAGTATCGTATACGCCGCTGGTAATCAGGCGTCCACAATTTTTTAACTTCTTTGAACATATCTTGATGGTCGTCAACTAGATACAGTGGATCACAACTTACTAGATAATCAGTAATATTACCTAGTTTAGGACCAAGTTGCATTGCAGAATACCGCCAGTCAACATATTCACTAATTCGTCCTATAAGAAATGTCTGAGCGTTGTCATCGCCTAGTAGATTTTTGTATCTACTTCGATCAAGTTTATAGTCAGTATTGTCGTCAAGGCCTCTTTGATAAATCTCTTCACTTTTCTCAGTTATGAACGGAAGTTCAATGATATCAAGAGCCTGGTCTAAACACAATCTAAACTGTGCAACGTCTTGATACACCATATCTAGTTCCTTAATTATATTTTTGCTGCGATTTGCTATACTACTTTTAAGATCCTCAAAATCAATATGGTGTGTATTTAGGTTGTTGTTATGCTGTTGCAACAATTTTTCAATTGCATGTCTTGGTTCTTGCAAACTAAGATCAGCTAATAGTCTTTTATATTTTACAAGATCAACTAGGTCCATTATTCAAACTCAAATAAGCTGTTAAACGTATTACTAGTATCGGTTTCCTGTGCAAGATCCCATTGTAGTACACTAAGCAAATTGTCAATTTTCTTGTCCACAACTGCTGCTTCCATTTCAGCATCGTCAAATGGTAATTCTTTGAACCAATTTGGAATGTGAAGTTCGTCTGTTGGATAACCAATGCTAGTCCAGTTAAGTGGATTTGCCTTCAGTTTGCACACAACAGTTTTCATACCATCAATAATGCCTTGCGAATAGTTATCACCGTGCATTTTTTTCATTTGATTCCAGTTCATTGCTGCTCTAACATGCCCTGGCATGTTTGCACGACCTAATCTCTTTTCTTCTGCTGCATACTTGGTCAAGTTGTTAACACGTTTTGGCGCACCTTTTTCCCAAGCAGGTTTTTCTTTAAATTCGTACTTAAAGCTCTTTATCATGTCAATGATCTCATTGCGCTCTGCACCATCAAGCACACGCACCAGCAGTGTCATCAAGAACTTTTGAATCACAACAGGAGTATCACTGCGTTTCAAGTCTAGCCCCATTGCTTTGATCTTGCCTTGCTTCCCTTCAACATCGAGCCGCTTGCCTTCAAGATCAAAAATGTTAATTGCATAACGCTTCTTTGTAATAAACAATCCACGGTCGGCAATACTTTCGCGGCCACCGATGATAATTGCACCATTCACTCTTGGAACATGAAATGCTTGTTCCATAAATCCCGGCCAGCTATCATTTAGTTGATCACTGATAGCATCGTATAATTGAATACAAGTTTCCTTGCTCCATTCCATGTTGCCAGCTTCAACATCTTTTTTGATCGCAGGCCATGCGCTAAAATACACACTGTCTGTATCGCCGTAGATAACGCTGTCTCCAGTATGATCATAGTTGCCTGTGATACATTCGTTTACAAAACTGTCCATGTGATGTGCAATGGCCCTCCCAGTTAGTGTAGTGCTTTGCCCAATGCGCTTATCAAAGAATCGACAGCCAGGATTGAGAATAGCACCATACAAACTATTTAGATTAATCTTCTTCACTAGCTGACGTTTATCTAAAAATACACGTTCTTCTGGATCAGTTGATGCACGAAGTTTTGCCTGAATCTCTTGTCGTTCCCTGTACCAACGTGCTAGCAACCCAGGCACAATGCCTGTTTTTTCATAAGAAAAGATAGTACCGTTTGCGCTTAGTATCCAAGGTTGATTACTGTCAAATATGATCTTCCAAATTTCTGCTGCACTGTGTACACTTTCTTCGCCGTTTTCCCAGTCAATTGTAATTTCAGTGCCGGGTTCTCGTTTCATGACAGCAGTATATTCTAACGCACCAAATACTCCTTCCCATGCCATAGCAAAGCTAGCTTTTTTATCAATTTTGTTTGCAATATAATTATCAGTCATGGTTGGACGCAACTGCCCAACAATAGTTTCATTGCCCATATTCAGTGCACGAATAGCACTAGGGTACAGACTGTTGATATCAATAGAACCGATCCATTCGTGTATGCCTTTTTTAGGATAAGCAACATATGCACCCGCTGCCGCAGTATTTTCGCCCGAGTCCCGTTCACGGCGATTAGGCACAACTAGTCCTTGCTCGTGTGCTTCGTTGATGATAGCTTGTTCAGTAACAGCAACAGCACCCATTGTAGTTTGCAATAGCACAGTGTTTGCATGTGCTAGTTCGTTTGCCAGTGCAAGAAATCGTAGTTTCTTGTCCAGTTTATCAAGTAGCAGTGTATCTTGTCTGTTATATTCAATAAACGTTTTGAAGTTGTGATTGTATAGATGATCCAGTGTACCTTCATACGCAGTTTTGCGCTCGTTGAGCTCGTACTCACCAATGGCATCCAAGCTATAACTATGCCGCTCTTCGTATGTATACTTACGATACAGTTGCATATAGTCCATGTGCACTCTGCCAATGAGATCAAATGTAACGTTTTCTGCACCAAATCGCTCAAACATACGTTTCTTAGGAAGTTGTCCCCACAAACAAAAACGTCTAGTGTCGTCTTTGCTCATTATCATTGCTGCACGGTTAACAGTGTATGGAATATCGTACCCTTCGCTATTCCATCCACTTAACACGTCTGCATCTTCAATGAGATCAAGAAATACATTTAGCATTTCTTCTTCTCGCTCAAACAACATAGTGTTTTCAAACTCGTTGCATATTTCTTGTGCAGTATCCCAACTCATGCCTTTTGGTGGCATAACCAGTGTAACTAGCTGTTCCATCCATTGTAAGTACACAGATATAGCTGTGATTGCATTAAAGGGATCGTTTGTTGGACTGTACCCTCGCTCTGGATCAAAGTCAACTTCGATATCAAAAAACGCAGCTTGCAACTTAGGAGCAGTTTGATCTTTGTAGTTCTCTTCAAAACAGCGAAACACTGGATTGATATCACTTTCAAAGATATTTTTTCCTGAATGCATGCGTAGTTCTTTGCGGAACTCTTTGTTGCTACGAGTGCTTACTCTACTCACAGGATTACCGTAAATGTTTTTGTGTTTACCTCGTGGATCCTCATAATAGAACACGTAGTTAGCCGGATACTCTTTGTATATCCGTTGGCCTTCTACACGTTCTACAACGTGAATACGATCTTTTTCTCTATCAAAGAGTGCGTCAACGTAACTCATAATACTCCTATTATATTTTAAGTTGGTGTGTATGTCAAGTTATTTGATAACTCTATTTAGATCATTTGTTATGCAATGCATCCCTGCATCCCAAAAGTACTTGTGTCTAAACGGAACAACGTGTGTGGTAATACCGTGCTGTTTACAAGTTTCTTCAACTAAATCATTGCGTTCAGCAATTACGATATTAGTTGGATTGATAATTAAGATATTTACACCAAATATTGTTTCGTGTGCATCGCCGACCCATTCATCGAAGTAGCTGTTAACAACTTCTAATACGTTTGGATTTTGATCAAATCCTGGAATATACCATTTACCAGAATTTAGTTTCTTACTAGTTTGAAACTTATTATGCTTTGCATACTGACTGTCTGGCAAATGCAAAACTTCCCATCCTGGGAAACTTTCTTTGTAATCTTCATCAGCAATACTAATAATAAGCCCTTGCGTTACAGGACAATATACTGCATCGCCATGCCCTTGTGCATCTACAATGTAATTGTTAGTGTCAGGAAACAGTTTGTTAACTTCTTCACGTATAGCATCCCAATCATCGTCAATAGTTTGAGTAGCAAAAAACAAGTCGTTACCCAATCGACTTACAAAACATCCACTGATATAACTACATGTTGTTTCTTGTACATCACATTGTGCAAGGATGTCTTTGTAGAATTCTAGTTTTCTGTTATGTTTTGCTTGATCGTGCGCCTGGAACTCTTCCCAGGTTTTAGAAGTTTGTTTTTTAAACGCATGATGCGCATGATTGGCATTTGGTGTCACTGGGACCCAGAGTTTATCATGTATTTGAATAAAATAATCTCTAGGAGTCACTGGCGGCGGCACCCATACTCCGTCAATTTGGCAATCCTCAAAAGTGGCAGGAATAGTAGGACGCAATACTTCTACATCAAAACTTTTCAGCAATTTTATTAATTGTTGAAAATCTTCTTCTGTTTCAATTGCTACCTGTTCAAACTTGGCCCTAGTAGGTGCATGTTCTATCCACTCATAAAAACTTGGAGGGTAAGCTTGACCTACTACGCAAGTTTTAAGAGGATCCCAATGATGATAAACTGAGTACGTTATAGTGTGCGTCCTGCTGTTGTTAAGATTTCTTCTAGTAGTTCTTGGTCTTCTTTTTCAGCCGCATAGCTGGCTTTGTGCGCAATACGAATTGCTTTTTTCAAAACACTGGGCTTAATTTGCATTTCTTCGCCAATGGCTTTGATTGTATCTGATAAGCCTGCGTTAAGTGCTTCAACTTCACTCATGACTTGCATGCCTTCGTTGATAATTTGTGTTAGTTTAGTTTTAGAATTGCTGTCAAATTGCATGTATAGACTCCTTGTGTTTGTTTATTATATAACGGTTATTATGTAATGTCAACAAAATACTGTTCAAATTTTTGCCATACTTACTCATTTGGCTCATGCAAACTTATCCAATATTCTTTCTTGAACAACTTGATTGTGTTTAATGCATTGTGCCGAAAACCCACCTTGAACAATAAATTCAAAATTATGTTTACTGCTTGCAACTGTGTTATTATACATGGTTTGAGCATCAATATCAACAAAACTTTTTATTAAATCAACAATACTATGGTGTCGGGTAATATTTCCTACATCGTTATCAAACTGTGTGTTAAACCCGTAATCAAAATTGAACCCAAGTCTACTTAACGAACCAAGTGTATCGTATTGGCCAACCGGGATTAATGCTGTTGCACTCAATAAGCATTTGAATGTTTTTTCTGTTAGGAACGGCCCTGGCCATGTAAACTTTTCTCCATCAACTTCCATGTGACTGTAATGGAAACTTTCATTAGAAAAATTTACTGCGCATTCCTGGAAGCTACTAGTCCGTGTATTGCTGTGAACGCCATGGTGGTTATCAGTACTGTTATCAAAGTCATCATGGCGAATCTCTTTGCCTCTGTATTTTTGATCAAAAATGTTAATTAAGTTATCTAGTGTGCGATCTCCAAATTTATGTATTCTTCTTTCTTCAGTATCATCACCTAGTGTTAGTAGACAGTCATCCATTCCCAAGTATTCAGCAAGTGCTGTGAATATAACCATTTTACTCTGAGAAGGCCTGTTACACAATGCACTAGCTTTATATTTTATATCTTTATTAGGAAAGTCATTGATGTTATGCCAGCGTATCATCTGCTCACATTGTGTGTGCCATTCGTATAGTGTATAACAGTACACATTATCCGGGGCAGGCCAATTGTAAAAGTTACTGTCACTGAGTACAATAATTGGTGCATCAATCAACTTACTTTGACGGTTCACCCATTCTATGTCTACAGCTTCTATATTAAAACTTACTACATACACACGGTATCCTGGTGGCAGATTATAGTCCCCGGGCCATTGCAGATATAATGCTGCGTATGCATTTCCTAGTTTGCTTAACCAGCTATTATCAAATTCGTTATTGTCAGCGGGCATATCTTTTGTTTCACAAAAAATTGGGTCGGGTATTAACATTTTTTTCATGGGTATCTCTTTAAACACTAGGGTATGGGTATTACTTTTTAGCTTTTCTCAATGATCGAAGCTGTGCTTGCTCGTGTGGGTAACATTATACTGATAAAATTTGTATTCATTGTTAATGGCATTTCTTACAATTACAATGACTGCAAATAACCACTTCACGAACTTCTCCTCCATCACATGCATAATTTTGTTGTAGCATTGTGGCATTGCTGCCACAATGTGATGGGTAGCCGCAAGTCTTACAAGATGCACTACTTTGAACGGTTGAGTCGCCGCCACTAATTACATTATTTGACATTATGCTTGGTGTAGACGTGATGGAACTTTTTCTCTGGAAATCTTCTTAGCATATGTTAAATCTGCGTTATCCACTGGTCCTCTAAAGCCGTAAGATCTGTCCCAGATGTGTTCCCAGCCATTTGTTGTTTTTTTAATGTATGATATTGCTGTGTCTGGGTAACGTACAATACCGTATTCTGTTGTGTCTTCTGCTTCGCTCATTTTAACACAATTGTCTACAGTTTTGCCGCCTTTTTGTTTAGTACCCATACGCTTGTAGCCTTTCCAGCATACTTTACCGTCTACGCCTTTTTGCTTTTCTTCGGGCAGCGTTGTATAACTTGGATTACCGCAGTTTTCGCATACACTAGCTTCGTGTACTGCTTCATTAATACCGTGGTGACGTTTAAAATCAGCAACAAAATCTTCTAGTTGATCACTGCTCATATACCGAGTCATTTCGTCAATGATTGTGCCAAATGGTTCAGGTGGCTTTTCGCCACCTGTCATTGCGTCCATCATATCGTAAAATGCATCTGATGCGGCTCCGACTGCTTCAGTAACTGACTCGTCTGCAATCTTTGCAACGCCTTCTTTGCTGAGCATTCTCTTACCATAGTCCATCATCTTCATGATACTATCGCGCTTAATACCTGTTTTCTTTTCTAATTCTTGAATGTTACTAGCACCAAATACTGTACCATATGAAGTTAGTTCGTTGCCTACTCGACTAAGTGCAGTTGATAGTGCATCATCTTTGGTGGTTGCTGCTTTATCCATTAGCTTACGGCCAATGTCTGCAAGCGTCCGTTGTGCTGGGTTAACTTCAAAGTTATCTGGAATGTCTGCTTCCGCAAATACTGTATTGTCTTCAAATAGGTCTAAAAATTTCATTAGTATTCATCCATGTAATCTAAATTTTGAGGAACAACTCGTTGTAGGAACGACTCGCATGCCTGCACAGCATCATCAAGTTTTCCGAATGAACTTTTTGATTCTTTGCCGTTAACTTTTACTCTGTAACCATCATCTTCGTTGCCAAAGATTTTAATTGTTTTACCGTTATCAGTAGTATAGCTTTTAATCGGCTGTTTAACTACGTCTTCTTTTGTTTTATAGTCAGCATCTTTAAGATAGTCCATAATGCTGCGTTTTTTGCTAACTTGGTCTTCTTTGGTCATTTTTGATAATTGTGTGGGATCAACTGATCCTTCGGGCAACTGGACCTTTGTAGCCCGAGTTGCCTCCGCCTGCAACTTGACTGGTGCCCGGGCTTACTCCGTCCCATGACTCTTCGTCTCCTGGATTAGGACCTTCGTTCATGTTACTATAATCATTGTCTAGTGCTTGAAAATCATCATAGCTAATGTACATGTCTGTGTCTGGATCGTAATAGCTACCTTCAGTTGGATCGTAGTAAATTACTTTGCCACTTAGCGTACTAAACGGACCTTCGAGTCCATTCCGGGCTTGGTATTTTTCTCTGTCCATTGGCGGTAAAACTTTGTAGCCTTCTTCCAATTCGTTTTTCATGTAATCACGAGCTGTGTCAAGATAGTCTAGTGCTTTAGTAATCTTTGCTTGTACCCACTCAGGTAAGTTGTCACTGTCAGACAATATACTTTCAAGCTCTAGTGCAGCATCAGCAGCTCTGTTAAGATCGCCTTTGGCCATATCGCCTTCTTGGTCGTATTCGCCTTTGTCTTCAATGTCAACATCTTCACCAACAAAGTAATCACCGTATACATTTTTTTCTTCGTCGCTGCCTAGTACTGGGCTTTGATTAGGCATGTCATATTCAGCTGGTAGACCTTTAGCACTTTCAAATGTTGATCCACGATACATATTTTCGAGGATTGAACTCATGTCATTTGCTGCTAACCCTTCTTTGAGATGGTGAGGCTTAGACGAAGAAACACTTTCTCCGCTTTCTAACTGGTTCATTTTAGCAACTAAGTCTGCAAAACTTGATACTTCTTTTGG